GTGTAGATAAAGTTCCGGCAATGCTCACTGATGGTGAGTTTGTAATGTCTCGTGGTGCTGTGCAAAAGTATGGTGTGGATACTCTTGAGGGAATGAATGCTGCTGGTGGAGGAACTAATCAACCAAAGATTGTTTCTGGAACCACTTATGCTAAGGGTGGTGGGATGATTGGTGATAAAATGAATAGTAAAGAATTGAAAGCAGAAAAAAATGTTTCTTCTCCAAAAGAAGATCTCTCCAAATCTTCTATGAAAGAACCCACTGTTAAACCTTCTCCCAAATCAACTACTCCCAAATCAACTACTCCCAAATCAACACTCCCAAATTTATCTCAAATTGAACTTAAGTTTGCTTCCAGAGCAAAACAAAGAGGAATTACAGATCCAATTGAACTTAAGGCATTTTTATCACAAGTTAAACACGAATCTGGAGGAAATTTTGGAGAACCTCAAAGAGAAAAATATAATTCAAGTCCAAATGATCCACCAGGAAAACCTGGATATGAATATTTTAAGGGATATGCAAATCCTGCTCTTGGTCTTGGCAATCGTAATGCTGATGATGCATATAATTACATTGGTAGGGGATATTTACAAGTTACTGGAAGAGCAAATTATGATGACATTGGAAAAAGAATTGGTAAAGATTTAGTTGGAAATCCAAAACTTTTAATGAATAAAGATATTGCACTTGATGCATCTATTGAATATTGGAAAAGAAGTGTAAGACCAAATGTAAAAAACTGGAATAACACCTTTGAAGTATCAAGAGCAGTAAATAAACCTTCTGCAGTTTCTCCAGATGAGATTACTGGGATGACTGATAGAGAAGATGCATTTCAGGGATATAGTGCAATTCCAAATAAAACATTTGCAAATTTGAAAACAGATGTTGCCGCAAAACCAAAACCATCTATAAAAAATCAACCAAATATGTTTCAAAAATTTGGTTCAGCAATTTCATCAATAATGTCTCCCCCAGCATTAGCTGAGCAACCTTCAGCATCTTCTAAATTAAATCCTGCTCAAACACAAACTCAAAATAATGTTCCAAAAATAAACCCACCATCAAAATCAAAAGTAAAGGTTGTTTATGCAACATCACCTGGTGGTATACCAAAATTAAACACTTCTTCTGGTGCATCTCCATCAGTTCCTTCTTTCAGTGTAGTACATCCAAATTCTGAAAGTAGAAGACAGATTCTTGCAATTTTAGGTGTCAAGTAAGATATGGAAACTCCAAAGTTATCTCCTGCAAAAATAAATCCAACAAAACTTTTACCAGGAATATCTATATCTACAAAAAAAATATCTACAGAAAGTCTTCAGGAAGAAAGTATTAGTGTACTTAAAAGTGATTTGTTTATTATCAAAAAGCAAGTCTTTAAGGTTCGTGATTTAATTCAGACTTCTACACTTATAAAGCAGTCAGAACTTGAAAAGAAAAGAAAATCAACAGAAAAAAAAGAAGCAGAAAAACAAGAAAATAAGTTAGAGGCAAAACCAGAAAAGAAAGAAGGAAAACTGAAGATGCCCTCGGTACCAAAACTTGGGTTTTTGGATAGAATTAAGAACTTTCTTTTTTCAGTTCTTCTTGGATATATCTCAATTAAACTTTTACCACATCTTCCAAAACTTGTAGGTATTGTAAGTATTATTGGAAATGTGATGGAGTTTATGATAGATTTGGGTGGAAATATATTAGATAAAGTAGTCACATTTATTGACTGGGGATATAAGGCAATAGATGCGACTCGTGGATTTATGAAAAGTTTTGGTGGAGATTTTTCATTAAAAATCTTTGATACTTTTACTGGTGCCGTGAGTGGTGTGATTGATGCTGCGATTATTGCTTCCATTGCTATTGCCGGACAGGGTAAGGATGGAGTTCTTGATATTGGAATGGATTTGGTGAAGGATAGGTTACTTGGACAGGGGGCAAAAACAGCAGCACAGGCAGGAACACAAGCAGCAACAGGTGCAGGAGGAACAGCAGCAGGAGGAGGTGCAACAGCAGGAGGAACAGCAGCACAGGCAGGTGGAATAGGAACCGGTGCAGTTGCTGCTATTATTCTCGGTGCAGGACTTCTTGCATCTGCTTTGGGTGAAGGTGCATTCCAACTCAAAAAGATGTCAGTTGGAATGGAACAGGGTGCTAAGAAAGCATATGATGGTGAAAAAAATCCTCTTATGAAACCAATTCGTTGGTTAATGTATCAGGGTGCAAAATTTATTAGTTTTCAATTAGGAACAGTTGGTACTCTTCTTGATATTGTTGGAACTCCCTTTAGATATGCAATTGAATTAATTCGTTATCCATTTTTGGACGAAAAAGGTAAAGAAGCACAATCAAAAAATCTTGCAAAATTTGATGCAAGAATTCGTGAGCAATTTAGAGAAGGTTTGAATGCACTCACATTTGGTTTAGTTGGTGGTGGTGGAGAGGGTTCCTTTGGAAGTCTTTTTGGTGATAAGGGAACCAAGGGAATGGGATATGCAAAGCAAGCAGAAGGTGGCCCTGCTCCAGTAACCAGAGGTAATAAAATCGTTGGAGGAGCAGTTAAGAGAACCATATCAAGGAAACCTGTTAAAAGAGGAGTAAAGGTTCAGGTTACAAAAGTTAAACCTGGTAGTTCTATTGGTGGAAAGAAAAAGATTGAAAAGATATTTCCAGAGGTGCCAACAAAGGATAAGGGTAAAAATGTAAACCCTCTTGGTTATATGCAATCTTCTTATAATATTGCAACAAAAACTCCTTCTTTTGGAGCACTTTTTGCACTTCCACTCAAGGCACAACTTGGAGAAAAACCAAGTTCTGTTGATTATATGAAAGCAGCAGAAGAATTGTCCGGATGGATGCAGAATACTTTTAGAGGGACTGCCGGATATGCCGGTGGCGGAAAAGTAGAGGCAGGAATGTTTGGTGGTGATGATACAACAAATGTAATCGCAAAATCTTTAGAAGAAAATATTTCATCAAAGGTTGATGCTGCGATTAAGGAGTTGCAAAAGCAATTGATGTTAAAAGAAGAAGAAAAGAAAGGTGATGATAAGAAAACTGGTCCTGATGGTGGTGGTGCTATGGGAACCGGAGAATATTCTCCAGAAGGACTTCAAGGTGAGATTTACAAATATCTCCTTTCAAAAGGACTGGACGATACTCATGCTCTGGGTCTAATGGCAAATATATCTAGAGAAAGTGGATTTAGACCTGGAGTTGATGAAGTTGGTGGTGGAGGTGGAGTTGGTTTATTTCAATATACCAGTGAACCAAGAAAAGGTAATTTTTTAAAGGCAGTTCCAAACTATAAAACAAATTGGAAGGGTCAAATTGATTATGCTCTCAAAGAACCAGGAGAACCAGGACCACAATGGCAAGGCATGAAATTTTCTTCACCACAAGAAGCAGCAGATTGGTTTATGAAAAACTGGGAGAGACCTGCAGAATATATTCAAAACACAGAAGGACCCAAAATACACGCAGAATATATTAAAAGTCTTGAGAAATATAAAAGTAAAACTGGAAAAGGTTATGATTTACCATCTGAAAGTCTTGGAACAGGAACAGGATACGGTGCGGCTGGTGGAAAAATTGCAGGAGAACTTGGTAGATATCTAAATCAAAATTTGGTTCCTGGTAAAGATTTTCTTCGTGTTGCAGAGCATCCAGAACACGGTGGCGTGTTGGGAACACATGCAACAAATTCTTATCACTATAAAGGAAGAGCAATTGATATTGGGGCCTATGCCCATGAGCAACCAAAAATTTTAAAAGCAATTTCACAATTTAATCAAAAAAAAGGAGTAAAACCTGTAGAACTTTTGAAGGCAGGAGATGCTGGCCATAGTGATCACGTTCACGTTGCATACTTAAAAGGTGGAAGAGTTTTAAAACCCACTCTTGCAACTCTTGCTGAGGACGGAAGACCAGAATTCGTTTTTGATGCAGACACCACTGCAGGTTTGGATTCTATGACACCAAATCTCTTGGAATATTTGAATGCCGCAAATACTAAACGAGAAATAATGAGAATTCTTCAATCTTATGCGGGATATGAAGATGGTGCAGAGCAGACGGTGATTGTAATGAATAGTCCTCAAATGGTTCCAATACCAATTCCAACAGGAAATTCTGGTTCAATTGGTGGTATGAGTCGTTCATCCAGTATAGATACTACAGCATTTGATGGACTATTTGAACGTGGATAACAAACATTAATAAAATGACATCAAAACAAACCGTATTAAGACAAGTTAGAGAAGTTAATATTGCTCAATGTATCATTGAGTCAAATGTTGATGGTGATCAAAAAGATATTGTAGATTTAATTACGGACATTTATTATTATGAAAGTATTCTTGAACCATCAATTCGCACAAATATCATTTATGTGGATACTGGAAAAACGATTCAAAAAGGTCAAACTACACAAACATTGATTGAAGGACTTCCACTTCAGGGAACAGAATCTGTTAAAATTAAAATCACAGATGGTAATGATATAAAACTTGAGTTTGAGCAGTTTGTAACTCAAATTGTTCCTGTTGGACAAGACACAACAAAATCTTTGGTAACTCTTGATTTGGTTTCGGAAGAAGGAATTATTAATTATAAAGCATCAGTAAATCAAAGATTCGATGGTAAAATTTCAGAACACGTCAAAAAAATTTTAACAGATAAAAAATATTTGGGGACAGAAAAGAAATTGGATATTGAGTCAACAGAAAATACTTATAATTTTATTGGAAATCAAAAAAGACCTTTTTATTCTATTTTATGGCTGGCAAAAAAATCAATCCCATCTCTTCAGGGAGCAAAACAAAATACTGCAGGATATTTCTTTTATGAAACTTCAGAGGGATTTAAATTTAAATCTATTGATTCGTTATTAAGTCAAGAAAAAAAGAAATCTTTCATTTATAATCAAACTCCAGATAGTGCGGGTGAAAATCTTCCTTCTGGATATTCTGCAAAAATTTTAGAACATAGTGTTGATGATGTAAGTGGTGATATTCAATCAAAATTGCAAATGGGAACTTATTCAACAAGGACAATTCTTTTTGATCCTTTTAATTGTTATTATGAAGTAATCACCAAAAAGTCTGAGGAAACAGAAAAAAATCTTAAACTTGCAGGAAAAAATCTTCCAAAACTCAATCCAAGATTTATTCGTGAAGGACAAAATCAAGAATACTCAAGAACACAATATATGTTAATTGATAAAGGAACTCTACCTACAGGAGATTCAAAACAACAAATTAATAAATCTACAGAACAAAACTTTGATCCAAAAAATATTTTAAATCAATCTGTAATGAGATATAATCAAATGTTCAATACCAAGACAAATATTACGATTACTGCAGATTTTAGTTTACACGCAGGAGATATAATTTTTATAGATTCTCCAGAACTTTCAAATAAAAATACTCAAGAACTTAATAAACAATTTGGTGGTAATTATTTAATTTCCGACCTCTGTCACTATATTAATATACTAAAAGGTGGATATACAAAATTAACTTTGGTTCGTGATTCACTTGGTAAAACCGGATCTTTCACAAATGATTGATTTTAACCTGTTAAATAGTCATAATCAAAAAATTATATCTATGAGCATCAAATGACCGAAGGAACATTATTTAACTCTGGATTTCTGGGAGCAAGTTTTAATTGGTGGATCGGACAGATTGCCGATGATTCTTATTGGAGAGATAATATTGTTTCTGGTAAATTTGATGATAAAAATAGTGTTCCTGGGTGGGGAAGAAGATATAAAGTTAGTATCATAGGTCTTCACGATCAAGAAGAAGAATCGATATCCTCAGAAGAACTTCCTTGGGCACAGGTAATGTATCCGATTACTGCAGGAGGAGGCCAAGCATTTGCTAGATCAACATCGGCACTTCGTCAAGGAAACTTTGTATTTGGTTTCTTCTTGGATGGTACCGATCAACAAGTTCCTGTGATTATGGGAGTTCTTGGTAATAATACTCAAACAGCACTGAATACTAAACCACAAAGATTTAAACCTTTCAGTGGATATGCAAAAGGAAAAGACCCAGATCCTAACATCAGGGTCCCTGCTAATGGACTTATAACAAAAAAACCTGGATCAACTCCTGCAAGTCCAAAATCTGGTGTAATTCTTGATAAGTATGGTAGAGACCCATCAAGGGGAGCAACATCAAGAGAACTTGCTGCAGCACAATCAGCAAGAGCAGAAGCAGCAGCAAGAGGTTTATCTCCAGCAGCAACAGAAGCATTAGTTGGAGAAAGAACAGTTGCCGCAACAAAAGCAGAAGCAGCAGAATCTCAATCTCCAACTTCTCCTACTCAACCAGGAGCAACGATTGAGCAACCAGATAATCCACATCTTATGTCTGTTGCCGATGTGCAAAGAAATACTATGTATTTGGAAAAGATTGTAATTTTAAATCCTTGCGATTTGGTTGGGTCTGCACTAAAAGCAATTCAGACAGAAATAGATAATCTTACAAAGAAAATTGATAGTGTTCTACAAGCAGCACAAAGTTATGTTGATGCTGCCTCAACTCTTATTAGTGACATACAAAAATTAATTGCAGATGTTGCTTGTATTATTGCAAAATATCTGAAAATGATTTTTGATAAGATTTTAGAATATATTCTCAAAAAAATAAATTCTGCTCTTGCAAAAGCAGTTGATATAATACCACCAAACTTAAGATTTAAGTTTTTTGATATTCGTGAAAAAATCACCGAATTGATTAATTGTTTATTCAGTAAAATTACAAATGGACTCTGTGGTCAGATTCAGGGATTTTTAAACGACCAGACAGGAACCGGATCAAATTCTACACTTGATACAAAAACCATTATTCAAAATGGATTCACTACAACAACACCAATTTGTTCTGTAGAAATTTTAACGGGTCAAATGATTGCACTCAATCTTCCACAAATTGTTGAGGGAATTGATACTTCTCTGAATAGTGTATCTAATTTTTTAGAAGACATTCAATCACTTTTGTCCGATGTGAGTGGAACAATTTCGGACATCTCTGGAATTGTAAATGGAATTTCTGGAAGTCTATCTGCTGCAATGAACTTTACAAATTTGAGTGTGAATATTTTTGGTTGTGATTTAGGATTAAGTTGTCCTGCATCAGATTATTATACTTTACAGGAGGGTTCTGGTGGTAGTGAAGAAGTGCAGTTACCAAGAATTCCTGCTGTTGCAGCATCTGCACAAAACCCTGTATCTGTAACTATCCCAGAAGAAGTTCCATATGCATCTCCGACATCAGAGACCAAAGACGTAGATTATAGAGATTATGGATAAATAGGTATATGAAAGAAAAAAGTAAGAATTTTAAATAATGGCAACTCAAGAATCATTTCTTAATTTATCATATGATACTAAAAACACAAGAATCAATCAACTAATTGATCAGATTTTTAAAGATGTTTCAGAGGATGACATTAAAGTTGGACTTATTGATCCGATTTTAGGATATGTTGTAGAAGTTAGTATTTGTGAGGCAAATGATTATGCAAAAGATAATCCTGGAACTGCCTTTATTTTTAGAGATGCAAATAATTCAATTCAATATTTAAATATTAATGAAGTTAATGCCCTGACTCCAGAAGTTCTTGTTTCTTCTGCAAGTACTTGTAGTGGAATACAGACTCGTAAAAAATGTGGAGAAGGTCCACCAAGAATTCAATTTTTTGGTGGTGGTGGTGTTGGTGCTCAGGCAAATGCAATCGTAGGAATTGATGGTGCGATTCTGGCCATTGATGTGATTACAGGTGGGTTTGGATATCAATATCCACCTATAGTAAGAGCAATTGATGAATGTCAATATGGTAGTGGTGCTACTTTGTCTTCAGAACTCGGTGAACTTTCAGAAACCTTTGTAACATTTGAAGACGAAAATGATTTTGAGGATTATGAAATCTGTCCAGACACTACTGTCGGATATGGTAGGAATTGGGGACCTAATGGTGAAGATTTAGGTCCTTGGGAACCTGAAACTTATACAAATGTCGGTAAAGATCCTATTCGTGAAGAGATTGATGCCTATCAAAAATCACTTCTAAAAACAAGTAATCCATTTTGGACGACAAAATCAACTCCACCAAAATCAATTACTGCTGAGGGTAAAAAATATAACATTCCATATGTCGTTACAGACTTTAGGTGGAGTGATTTTATGAATCTATATGCGATTTCACCTGTTCCACCATCAAATGTAAGTGGAAGTGATGAGGCAGGAAAACTTTTTGTTTTTGATTGGGATGTAGATTTCCCATACGATGGAGAATATACTTTTAGAGGATTGTGTGATAATGTATCAAAATTATATGTAGATAATATTCAATTATTTGACCTTGGAAATTTTAATGATGCAGTGCGACCAACAAAAAAAGAATTGAAGGCAGGTCCACACAATATTCGTATTGATTTATTAAATCTTCCAATTTTAGATGTTGAAAGAAAACAAAATAAAAAACCAGATGTAATTCGACGACCTGGTTTTGATACAACTACAACCACAATTGAACCTGGAGTTTACCTTGATTTAACGCAATATCGTGCCGATGAAGAAGTTTATTGTAATTTTGGAACATTATTTACTGATGGACCAGCACTCAATATACCTGAAGTTGGTATTGTAGAAGGAAGAACCGATGGATTTGCAGGAAAGGCAATTACTGTAGGTCCTGGAGCAAGACCTCTGGGTGGTGATTTTGGAGGAGAAGTATTTCTAAAGGGAGGAAGACTTTATGGTCCGATTACGATTGTTCCAAATCCAGAGTATAAACGATCTGATCTTTTTATTGGAATGGCTGCTGGAATGGTTAATGATGCTAATGTTGAACTGAATCAAAATACTGCATTTTATGGATCAAACCAATCCTGGGTTCCGTATATATCTCACATTCAACGTTTGACTGGTAGAGGTGCAGAAGGAGAAGGAAGTGGATTTGCTGGTACATTATTTCAAGAATCTTTGAATGCCTTTGCAATAATTGATGTTTATAGACCAGAAGATCCTGATAATAATAACTATACTCTCATTAAATCTGAAGGAGTTACTTCCTTTACTCTCACAACTTCAGGTGGATTTTTTAAAAGAATTACTCAACCAATCACTACATCATCAACTGTAAGGAAATCAACTTATGTAGAAACCGAAGAACCTGTATTTGAGATTGTAGGAAATGCTACTGTAGATGTTCCAAGAGCATCAGCACCATCTACGATTCGAAATGAAAATGTTTTTAATACCGTTGATTATATCTCAAAGGCAAATCGTACTCTTTGGAGAACAAATCCAGCAGCATCATTAACATCTGGATTAATTGATCGTTATGGTGTATGTCCTTTTGATACTTCAAGTGCAGAGGCACAGGTGGAATCATTTGCAGGAATTCATACTATTATTTGGAATAATATAAACTTTCCGGTCACTGGTGATTATAGAATTCAAATTGCTGTGGATGATAACGTCTCTCTTTATATTGGTGAAACTTTAATTCGTAAAGAAGGCTTTTATGCACCAGGAAAAAGAAATCCAGATTTAGATCAAGTTTATACATTCAATCAAGGAAACTATACGATTCGTGCAGAGTTAGAAAATATTGAAGTTGGACCGATTGCTATAAGAAACCCAATGGTTCTTGCAGTCAATATTGAGACTACATTTACAACCGGAGAAATTGTATCCCCAAAATCTTTTAATGAAAATCCAATGGGAATTTCGGTGAGTATTGATGCCCCACCACTTCCTGTTCCAAAAGAACCAGCACCAATTCAAACTGGAAGATGCCCTCCAAGTCCAATCTGGTCAACAAGATTGCCAACATCAAAGGAACAGTGGTATCCAGTGAGACGAACTACAGGTGATCCAACCAAGGGAACTGCCTGGTCTAAGTTTATGAATCGATATGCAATCTCACCAGTTCCACCATTTGATGTTGATGAAACTGATAGTGCAGGAATTAATTTTATAAACACCTGGACTGTTGAACTTCCATATCCTGGATTTTATGGAGTTCGTGGAACTGCTGATAATAGTGGAAGAGTTTTGATCGATGGAAAGGAAATATCAAAGTTAGATACCTTTATTGTATCCAATCCAAGAGTAGAAAAAGTCTATTTAGAAAAGGGAACTCATCAAATTGAAGTCGAAGTTTTTAATACACCTATCGAAAGAGCATTTGATATTCCAATCAAAGTTTTTAGTACCAGAGATTGGGAGATATCTGTTCCATCTGCAGGACCATCGGTGAGTGATATAATACTGGTCGATATGCTTCGGTATTATACTGAAGATTTTAGTGGACCAGCAGGTGCAACGCACTTTTTTACCACTAATCCAGCAAACGAATTTATAGAAGGAAATCTTTTAAAACCTGAAAATTCTCAAGGTTCTGCGTGGAAGATGTTTAAAGAATCTACAAATGTTGCCGGAACAGTTCCAGTGTATCGTTTATTTAATGGTGGAGATCACTTATACACAATTGATGGTGGTGAAAAAAGTTCTGCAATATTGGCTGGATATTCCTTTGAAGGAATTGTTGGTCTTGTATATTCACAACCAGGACCAGATCGAATTGAAGTTTTTAGATTTTATAGACCTCCTGGAGTTGGTGTATCTGGTCCGATTCCAGGAGAACATTTTTATACTGCGGATACAAATGAAATACCAACATTACCTGCACTTGGTTATGTAAGTGAGGGTATTGCATTTTATGCTCCTACTACAATACCAAACGCAGCACCTGCAAATACCGACACCGAAATTGCAGCAAGACCTTATGGTTCCGGAACAAGTAAAGATGGTGTGTCTTACGAAGGTCCTGCTCTTGCAAGTTATATTCCTGGTTTGATATCCCCGTTCTTTGAGAATACTCTGACTCCAACAGAAGAAATTCAGGGAAAAACATTTATTATGACTTGGAGAAATGTTGATTTCCCTGAAGATGGTAAATATAATCTAACTGCACTAGCAGATGATTTAGTAATCGTTCGAGTTGATGGAGTAGAGGTAGGAAGGGCTAAGGTATTTGAGGACAGAAGAACATTTTTATTTAATGCAACAAAAGGAAAGAAATCAGTACAATTAGAACTCTCAAATATTAGAGTACCAAACACAGGATTTAGAGAAAATCCTGTAGTGACTTTTGTAGAGATTATTAAAAACTCATCAGTCAGTAAAGTTGCTCCTCTTCCCTGGACAACAAATCCTATTGGTGTTTCTGCGATTTTAATTCCACCACCTTGTCCCAAACTAGTTAAGGGAAAGGGAATTATATCGAGAGTGATTGTAGACGATCCTGGAAATGGTTATGCCTGCCCTCCTGGTTTAGTGTTAAATCCAGAAACCGGTAAATGTGAACCTCCACCCAAAGAATGTCCTCCTGGTCAAATACTAGATCCAAAAACCGGAGAATGTATTAATATTTGTCCTCCCGGTGAAGTGTATGATAAAGTTACTAAAAAATGTATTAAACCACCTATTGTTTGTCCTCCAGGTCAGGTATATGATCCAGTAACTCAAAAATGTGTAGATCTACCCCCAAATCCTTGTCCTCCTGGTCAAATACGAAATCCAATCACTGGAATATGTGAACCAGCACCACCTTGCCCCCCTGGTCAAATACTAAATCCAATTACTGGAAAATGTGAGCCCACAGTAGGAACACAATCACCAGAACCAATACCACCTCCACCTGAAACACCTCCACCTGGAACACAAATAACAGTAACCATAATCCCCCGTGATACGATAGTTCCACCGGGTGGATCAACTGTTGTGCATTGGATTGCTACTAACGCAGAACGTGTTGTTAATTCTACTCCTGCAAATTTTGCTGATCCTAGTGGTGGACCTGGTGGCCCTGGTGGTGGCCCTGGTGGTGGTCCTGGTCCTGGTCCTGGTGGTGGTAAGTTGGAGGGATCTTCAAATACTGGTCCTTTATACACTCCTACAGAATATTCTATAACAGTATCAGGACCGGGAGGAACTGCAACTGCCCGTGCAACTATAACCATAGGTGCCCCCACAGAAAAATCACCACAATATCCTGTTTGTTTGATACTTGATGAAGTACTTGTCGAAAATCCTGGAATCAACTATAATTGTGGAGTAGATAAACTTATATGTGCTCCGGATAATGGTGTAATTTTAGATTATGTTTGTGATTCTTTTGGAAGAATCTCTAGAGTCAAAATTCTAGATAATGGTACATGTTTCCCATTATATCCATCAATCACTATGATATCGGATACGGGAGTGAATGCTTCCTTCCGACCAGTATTCAGAGTTGTAAGAGATCCAATTGACCCTGCTCTGACCAGAGAAAATCAGAAACTCATTCAGGTGACCGATCTTGTTGGTCTCAAACAGACTGGATACATAGGTGGAAGACCTTATTATGGTGCTGTTTTCTATGAAAATGGTATTCGTTATGCAGGATACTATAAGACAGTCGGAACACTCATTCGTGTTTATGATACTCTTCAAGAAAGTATCACGGCAGAAGTCACAACTGCTCCAAGTGCAATTGAGAAATTTGGTACCGACAACAATAGCAACAATCCCAGACTTAATATTCCTGGAACTCCCACAAACCTCATTTAATTTTTATACCTAATGACAGCACAAAATACTGTTAACGATAGATCTGGTAACACAACTTCTAAAAAAACATACACCGCAAATTGTATTGGAAGTAATGATCACGGATCAGTTACTTTAGGTCATCTTCATAAACCAGGTGATGTAATTGCCGATGTTTTAATTCAGGCTTCTGATGGAAGACATTCGATTGTTTTAGATAAAGATGGTCCCAGAAAAGCATGTACTCAAATTACTGCTCCAGGTAGAATTTCAATTATGTCGGGAGAGGATAGAGAGGAGGCAGAAGATACTTTGATGATTTTTGCAAAAAATGGAAATATTGACATTATTGCAAGAAATGGTAAAATTAGAATGCAGGCAACTGATATTGAAATGGTTGCTTTAGGTGAGGGTGGCAGCAAGGGAAATATTACAATGAATGCAAGTGAAAATATAAAAATGGACGGAAAAAAAGTTTTGGTAAATGCCAAGACTTTTCTAAAACTAGCAAGTCCTGGAAATGTGGAAATGGCAGCAAATAGTGGTATGAAAATATATGCATCAATGATTCGTGAGATTACTGATGCTTGTGCGGTCAAAGATAGTAAGTGTGGTGGTCAGGATTATCAGTTTAAACAACAATTGGAATAAAGGAGAATAAACAAATGGCAGATTGTAAAGATGATGTTGCAGTAGGTGGACAACTTGTATGTGGAGCAGGAATTCCAATTGCACTTGGAGTTGGACCCACAAAAATTAGAGGTTCTGCTTTTGTAGAAGGACCATTACAAGTTGGTGCGGCACAACAATTTTCAACCGCACAGGCATCACTAATGGTTGGAATTTCTGCAAATGAAGATGTAAAAACTGCACCACTCTATTCCTTGTGGTGTAAATTGATAGCAAGATTTGAAAAATTTGTAAGAGTCGATGAACTTCTAAAATCAAAGTTTATTGAGGCAGATATTGTAAGAACAAGAATTCTTCAGGCATCAATCAAAAACTTTATTATTGACCATCCTACTAAACCAGAAAAGAAACTCATTCATTCTTGTTTAGAAGGTCCAGAAAACGCAGTATATTGTCGTGGAAAAGTTCTGAATCGAACAGAAATTGAACTGCCGGAATACTGGACAAAATTGATTGATGAAACTACTATTACAGTCTCTCTCACTCCAATTGGAGCACATCAGGATATTATTGTAAAAAGAATTGGGGATAATAAGGTCTATCTTCAGTCTAAATCTGGGATTCCAATTAATTGTTTTTATCACATCTTTGCAACAAGAAGAGATGTAGAAATATTGATTACGGAGGTTGACGCATAATGGCATTTTCATTTCAAAATTATGGAACATTTTCTGGCCCTGGGGCACAATATACTTTTCGTCAAAATGATGATTTTACGAATATATTTGAGGACCCGACATTTAATTTAGATGATGTCTCAATGGTACTCTTAAGTACTCCATCAGATTATGTTTATCTACATTTAGATGGTACAAGTACTGCAAATGTAACTTTAGAAAGAAGCACTGGTCCGATTACACAATTTTTCGTTGATGCAACAACTTCATATTTTAATGGTAGTGTAACTATAGATCTAAATTTAAATGTTCTTGGAACATTAAACGTTATTGGAGCAATAACCGGAACTACCATTAGTAGTTTAACTACTGCAATTAATAGTAAAAAACCATTTGATATTCCACATCCGACTAAAGAAAATCATCGACTTCGTTATATTTGTTTGGAAGGTCCTCAAGCAGAAGTTTATCTTCGTGGAAAACTTATAAATCAATATGTAATTGAATTACCAGATTACTGGAGAGAACTGGTTGATGCTGAAACAATCGGAGTGACTTTAACTCCAGTTGGTTCATACCAGGAATTATATGTAGAAAAAGTAGAATTGGGAACTCATATTACCATAAAAAACAGTGCCGGTGGTGCTATTAACTGCACATATGTTGTATATGGTGAGAGAAAGGATACAAGTCGAAATATTCCAGAGTATGAAGGAACATCACCTAAAGATTATCCTGGAGACAATCGAGAGTATTCATTTAATTCTGGAAATAAAAACTGGACATAAAACCCCCTTGACAAAACCTCCTCTATCGCGCTATGATACTTGAGTAATCAACAGACAAACCAATGTTAGAAGAAACCCTGTCACGTTGCGTTGTAGATCCTCTCAAAAGGACTGTGTATCTGTATTCTAATGAAGGCAAAGAAAAGCAAGTGACCTGTGAAACTATAGATCAGTTTATGAATGTATTGGAGTTAATTCGTTCTCGTGTAAGTGATGATTGTCTTGCGTATGCAAATCCTTTATAAGTAATTACGTCTATAATGACGTAATAATCAAGTGTAAGAGAAGTGCTCAAGAGAGATCAGGATTTATTCTGGTCTCTTTTTTATTGATAAATAACTTATAACGGAACTATAAGTAATAAAAAATGGGTCTCTCCAGATTAGATAATTTTCTTAAGTCAGTACGTGGTACAATTTTATATGTTGACCCCAATAGTCTTGATTCAACTGATAGCATAGAGAATCAAGGAAATAGTTTAACACGTCCATTTAAAACAATTCAAAGAGCACTGATCGAATCTGCAAGATTCTCATATCAAATTGGTCTGGATAATGATAGATTTGATAAGACCACGATTCTTGTTTATCCTGGAGAGCACATTATTGATAATCGTCCTGGTTGGATTCCGGATGGCGCAAATAATTATAGGCTTCGTGGTGGAGAAACCTCTAATGATTTTCCACCTTTTGATTTAACAACAACCTTTGATTTATCTTCTCCAGACAATCAACTTTATAAACTAAATAGTATTCACGGTGGAGTAATCATACCTCGTGGTACTTCACTTGTTGGATTGGATTTAAGAAAAACAAAAATCCGTCCTAAATATGTTCCAAATCCAACAAATGATAATATTGAAAGGTCTTGTATCTTTCGTGTTACTGGTACTTGTTATTTTTGGCAGTTCTCACTGTTTGATGCAGATCCAAACGGACAATGCTATACAGATTACACAGACAACTTATTTGTTCCCAATTTTTCACATCATAAACTATCTTGTTTTGAGTATGCTGATGGTGTAAATGATGTAAGTATTTCTGATGCGTTCCAAACTTACTCTACAGATCGTACAGATCTAGATATGTATTATGAGAAGGTTGGTCTTGCATATGGACAAGCATCAGGCCGTCAGATTCAACCAGATTATCCATCTTCGGGTCTTGATATTCAACCAAAAATTGGTGAATATCGTATTGTAGGTCCAACAGGAGGAAATATTGGAATTACAAGTATTCGTGCCGGAAATGGTATCACTCCGACCACAACCATTATTGCAACATTAGATTCCATAACTGGTTTAGATGTTGATACTGCATTCCGAATTAATAATGTATCGGACAATGATTATAATGGAGAATTTGTTGTTACAAGTGTTCCTGCAACAAATCAGATTACTTATCAGGTTCAAAATGCACCGGTAAATGCTCTTCCTTCGGTCACAGGAGCATCTTTATTTTTAAAAACTGATACTGTTGCTTCTGCATCTCCATATATTTTTAACGTTTCTTTACGTTCTGTTTTTGGAATGTGTGGAGTTCTGTCAGATGGTGATAAGGCAACAGGATTTAAGTCAATGGTTCTTGCACAATTTACAGGAATCAGTCTACAAAAAGATGATCGTGCATTCGTTCTTTATAATACAACCACCGGACAATATACAGACAGCACTACTCCCGGAAATGAGAATTTAAGTATCAATTCAAGAGCAGTTTATAAACCGGCATATGAGAGTTTTCATATTCGAACCATTAATGATGCATATATTCAGAACGTATCTATTTTTGCAATTGGATTTCATTCACACTTTAATGCAGAAAGTGGTGGAGATCAGTCAATTAATAACTCCAACTCCAACTTTGGATCAAAATCACTTATTGCAACTGGGTTTAAGAGAAATGCATTTCCAAGAGATGATGTGGGGTACATTACTCACGTAATTCCACCAAGAGAAATTGAAACTCTCGAAGGAACGATTGAATTTATTGGAATCGATGTTGCAAAAACTATTGGAGTTGCAAGCACAAGTCGTCTATATCTTTATAATGAAACAAATGTCTCAGCTCCACCACAAAATGTTCTTCAGGGATATCGAGTTGGTGCAAAAACAGATGATACTCTGAATGTATTGATTTCGAGTTCTGGATCGTCTCAAGAGTATTCGGCAAATATTGTAATGCCAGACACTCAAGGATCTGCAAACGAAACCATCGCAATCAAATCTTTTCAGGTTGGTCAATCTGTTGCGGGTGTGAGCAGTATTACCTCAAATGTCTTTACACTCACACAACCTCATACTTTTATTGAAGGAGAATCAGTTCGTATAAAGAGTTTTACTGGGAATATACCCGATGGAATTATTTCAAATGTAATTTACTATGCAATTACTTCTGGAACTGGAATAACTTCTACTACACAAATTAAACTTGCAAAAACACCAAACGATGCAATTAATGATACACCGATTTCAGTAAATAATAAGGGTGGAATTCTTACAATCGAAAGTCGAGTTGTTGATAAAACTCCTGGTAGTTTTGGTCACCCGATTCAGTATGATACTTCTCAAAATAACTGGTATGTAAATGTTTCTGGGGCATCTACACAAAACAGTATTTACTCCACGATTGTTTCATTAGGAACTACTGCTCTTGGAGCATCTACACCCAGATCCTATCTTTATCGTAAAGTTGATCCAAGAAGTGTTCTGGATACAATTTATAGACTTCGTTATGTAATTCCTGCATCTGCGGGTGTTACATCTGCAAGACCACCACTGGACGGATTTATTATTCAAGAATCCTCCACTACAATTGGGGCATCAAATGCAGAAGTTGCGATACCATTTAGTCCAACAACAGTCTCAATCTCAAACGAAAATCAATTAAGAAACTTCCGTATTATTTCGAATGCAAGTTGGGATGGAACATATGCATATTTTGATACAGAACTTCCTCACGAATTGTCTATTGGAAGTCAGGTAAGTGTTCTAAATGTCGTAAGTTCTACAAATACTGCCGGAACATTCAATTCTGGATTTAATTTTGATTATAATGTTGTAGGAATTTCAAGTCTCAAACAATTTACAGTAGGTCTAACCACAAATCCTGGAACTTTTACAAATAATGTTTCGACCCGAACAACATCACTTCCAAGATTTGTTCGCAAACAATACAAAGAAACTCTAATTGTTTATAGAGCTCAACAAATTGAACCTTATATTCCCGGAGAGCAAGATGGTGTATATCACTTATTAGTCGTAAATGCATCTAATAGTCCATCTATTGCTCCTTTTACTGGTTCAAGATTCTCTCAACCCATTCAAAACTTATACCCACAACTCAATCGTGATAATCCAGTTTCAGATCCAAAGGCAGCAGCATCATTTGCTCTCTCAAGTCCAATCGGTCAGGTTGTTGTTGATGATCCACAAAGTAGCATTACAAGAGAGAGTTTAAGTAAGGGTCTGGTTGATTTTGGTGTGGGTATTGGACTCACAAATATTGTATCTTCTAGCACTGGAATTGCACATACTTTTCATACTACAATCGATCATGGATTTAATCCCATCACATCTGTTGGTATTACAAGCACAGGTATTGCTTATGGTGGTGGATCTGGTGGAGTTGAAAATCTTTATAATGCAAGATTGGTCGGATTTGCAGGATCAACAACGGGAGCAAATGCAACTGCAAGAATCACTGTAAATGCATCTGGGTCAATTACTGCTATTAAAATTATTGATGGTGGTAGTGCATATGGAATTGGAAATACTCTTGCGGTTGTTGGAGTCGCAACAACATCTGGATTCGTGCAAGGATATGTAACTGTAACCGGAGTTCATAATCATATTGGAGAATGTCTCACGGTTGCCGGAGTGGTTCCTGTTGCTCTGGATGGTTATAATGATGTCTATAAAATCACTGGTATTGCAACCGGAAATATAAAACAACTTCAGGTCGAATCTGCATCAGCAGTTGGAAATGCATCTACGACTGGAATTGGAGTTACTGTAACTGCATATTCCCGAGCAATTAATGCAGGGAAATCAATTGATATTAATACACTTACTTATGATAATGTAACTGGAATCTCAACGATTACTACGATTCAAAATCACGGATTATCAGTTGGGAATAAAATTACCATCGGTGGAGCAAACTCTTCTCTCTTTAATTCAGATTTTCTGGTTAAAAAGGTCAATAGTCTGGTTCAATTCGAAACCTTTGTTGGAATCGGAACTACATCTCCGGCCACCACAGGAACAAAAACAATCTATATCAAGGCATTTGGATCACAAGGAGGAACAGTTACTCCGGAAGATGAGAATATTGCCGGAAGATTAGAACCACAATATGCAGGAATTACGACAACTCTTTCTTCTGCAATCAACACTGCAACGGTTG